CAGCGGCAAGCGTGGCGCAGGACGATGGACAAGCTGCAACAGCGCCGGTTGATTAAAGCGGCGGGGATCAAGGAGTGGAGGAAGGTGTGATTACTCGCAACTCCACACTTCTGTCTGCGTCACTATGTCTGTTGGCGGGCCGGTGTTTATCGTGAACGAGCGGTCCTCGAACAGGGTGCGGTTGGTCGGCTGAATCGTCAGGCGTCCGTTGTCTAGCTCGATAAAGCTAAATTCTTTCTGCTGCTCTGGGGCGCGGGTGAAGCCATCGTCTGTGAACGCGGCGGTGAATAGATATGTGCCGCTGTGGTCTTTCGTTCTGGCTGTCATTTCTCTCAGATAACTATACTCGTGCAGTTGGAACTTGTCGGCGTAGCAGTCCCATAACTGCGCGTCTTTGACTTGCCACGGTGGTGCGTCTTTGCAGAACGCAACGGCGTGCGGCGGGAGGCTGCGGTAGATAGCGCCGCACTCCAGCAGCACGTTTAAACCCCATGCCCTGCCGTACATCGACACCAGGCCAAACCACACGGCTGGCTCAAGGCCTTTGCCGTTGGTGCGGATATGGCTTGAGTCAACCCAGACATACTTGTGGATGGGGAGGGAGGCGATCACCTACTCATCTCTCGGCGAGGCTGCGTCAATCATTGTCTCCCACACAGCCGCATGGGCCTCGGTGTTACCAGCGACGACCATGCCAGCCTCACGCAACATCTCGGTTGTCGGCTCTCTCATTGCGCGGATGACTGCACGGGCAACTTCAAACCGATCATCGCCAATGTTCCAACCCGCCATCGCGGTCATTACGCGACTCTCCATCTCAGTTGGTTTGCGGTGGCACGATGGAAAGAAGAGAAAATCATTTATTGTGCAAGTCATTAAATGCTTTGCGGGCTGCCCTTCTTCCCAAGCGACTTTGCAAATGTGGCAGCGGTTAACGGTCATGGTTTTTCCTTCGCCTTGTCGCGCTCAATCTTTTTCTTCGCCCTGGCGGCGCGGGCGGCCTCCATCGTTTTGTTGTTCGCGGCACCCAGATTGCGATAGTACTCTGAATCGCCGCGCACCTTTCTGCGTCCCCGGCGCAAGCCTCCCATCGCACCTAGCTTGGACATGTATGCCGTGATCTCGATGCGGTCTTGCGGCGTAAGGGTTGCCTCCCACTCGGCTCTCAAGCGGGCCTTTTCTTTGTCGCTCAGTTCGTTTCTCATAGTCTGCGGCGGGGCGTTGCGTTGAGAATGTGCGCGAGTAAGAGCTGCTGCTGTAGCGTCAGCGGCGGGGGCGGCTCAAATAGGTGCAGGATTGCTTCGATTAGTCGCTTCATGTTTTGGCCTTCCTTTTTTTGTAGTCTGCCATTGCGGCCTCTCGTTGTTCTGGTGTCACGCTGTCCCAGTCGAAAGGCCTTTTTGGGCGCCCTCGCTGAAACTTAATCTCACCGGCCCTTGCTGCTGCCTTGTCGGCTGCGGCTGCGGCTGCGGGCGAGTGTGTGGCAAGCGTCTTTTTGCTGCGGTTGCCCGTCACGGTGTGGCAATCCAGAGCGCGTTGAACAGCAACGCCAGGGCTATGGCTGCGGCTGCTGTGATGAGGTATTCGCGTGTCATTGTGATGCACCTTTTTTTGTGGCGACTTTTTTGGCTGCGCGTTTTGCGGCTTGTGCCACTTTTTCTGCTTTTCTTTCTTCAATCCCTGCTGCAATTATTGGCGCTCCGACTGTAATCGCGTCAGTCAGTAAATCGCGCAAGATGATGGCGTCCATTAATTTAAAGCTGATTGTTGTTATATTTTCTCGGTTACTATAGAGGTTTTTAAACTCCAGATTCATGCCAGGTTCAAAGTATGGACCGCTGGATGAACCCCACGCAGCAATCGCAATGGTGCAATTGTTTGAAGAGTTAATACTTTCAATATGTGACATCATGATTTGTGCGCAGCGGCCCCAGTTTTTTTCTGCTTCATTCATCGCGCACCTTTTTCGTCAAGCGCGCTTTGGATGGCGGCGGTGTGGATTTGCATCGAAGTCTCGAAAGCTGCCTGGATTTCTGCAAGCTGCTCATAGATTTCGTCGATAGCTGCGCGGGCCTGGTCGAGCGCGTTGCCAGCCTCGAAAGCTTGGCGGGCAAGACGAAGGCTGGTTTCGGCGCTGGTTTTGGTTTTGCGTGGCATGGTGGCTCCTGGTTTGTTTGCGTGGTTGTGAGCGTGGGGAATGACGGATCACGGTGAATCGCTATTCCCCACGATTCTAGGCTAGAGGCGCGAACGGGTTGCGTCAAGAGGGGCGATGGCGGCTTGGAGGCGGCGCATTGTCTCGGCTTTGAGGGCCTCGATGCAATCGTAGCAAGAGGTGACGCGGCGGGTTTGCGGGTCGTATGTGATCCGCGCACCCTGCGCGAATGTGCGCGAACAGCGGCAAGTGCCGGGGAAGCGGGCGTTCAGGTTGATGTGGGTCATAGCGTGACCATAGCAAAATCGTAGGACATTACAGTCAGCACCAGAGCGTAAACAACCACGGCCAGCAGCAGGGCGAGGCGCAAGTATAGCTGGGCGCGAAGGGCGGGGGTCATAGCGCACCCTGGGCGCGGGCGATGGCGGCGCGGGCTGCGTTTATCGCTGCGGTTTCGTAGCCTTCATCATCATATTGAGCGTGGTCCTCATAAAGCGCGAACATTATCTTAAGGGCTGCGAGGAGGTCAGGCGCGGCGGCCATGAGGGCTGCGATCTTTGCGCCTTCAACGCGGTTGGCGGCGGGGTTGTGGACGATTGCGACCATGTGGCCGTTAACGTCCCGGATGTCGTGGCCTGAGTGCATTGGCGATGGTTTGGTGGTGTAGGTGGTCATGGTGCGGGGTTTCCTTGTTTGCGTGGTTAAAATGCGATCAGTAAAGCGTACAGCAGCAATCCGAATCCGAGTGCGCCGAGTGCGTTTATGGCGATGTGGCGGGTCATGTGGCGAGGCTTTCGGTTTCTTCGAGTTCGTGATCTTCCAGCGTTTTTTCTATGCTGCTGGCCCAAAGCTCAACAGCGCACGATAGGTAGGTGGTCGCCATTTGTGACCATCTAGAATGACCTGCAACGCTGGGCAGGTCTCCCATTGCGCTTTCGATATAATCCAACACCTCGTCGCCATTCTCGGCCATGGTTTTCAGTGCGTCATAATAAGTTACGGCGGGCATATATGCGCCTGATGAGCAGCCGCCCTGAACGATTGCGGCGATGTCGCTGGGGCTGATGTCGGGTGTTAGCCAATCGGGGATATTAATGTCGAGGCCGGGGATTTCGCAGATCGGTGTTTCTGTGTTCCAGAGGTCCATTTGTTAAGTTCCTTTTTTGCGTGGTTTGCGGGGTTAGATGGCAGCGATGATCTGTTTTTTTGTGGCGCGGATCGGGGCAGAAATCTGGCCGTCATGTAACCAGGCATGATGGTATGTGCTGTATATCCAGCGGGTCCATTCGCGGTACAATGTGCGCTTTGGGTCGCGGCCCCAGCCGCGAGATTGCTCGCGTCCGAATGTCTGGCCGGGAACGTAGCGGGTGCCGTTGTCTGTGGTAAATGTGGTTTTCATTGTGCCGCACCATTGCTCTGAGTTGCGTTGCGGCTGTCGGCCCAGCCTGAGCCGTTTGCGCCCCAAAAAAATTCGGTGGGGTCGTTAAGGCCGTTTTGCGTGACGATCTCGTAGATCGTTACCAGCACATCGTAATGCTCTGGATCGTCCCAGATCGCGTTGAGCGTTTCCTCGTTGTGGTTTTCAGCTACCGCGAATATTGCGGCGAGGATTTCGGTTGAGGTTTCGCGGCTGTCAGATTGAGCGAGCCAGTCGGTAAGGGTGGTCATAATGTGGTGGCCTTTCGTTTGTGTGATTTGATAAGCGATATTTAGGCTAGTGATCGGAGACTACTCTAGCCGTTTGCGTCAGTCAACAGGAATAATGATGGGTGTTTTCGCGTGTGGTTTTTGATGTCCATAATTTTATTATGGGCAGGTTTAAGGGCCGGTTTTGTTGGGTAGGAAAAAACAATGAAGCGCAATGAGGCAACCCGAAAAAACAATGAAGCAATAGTTGTGCAATGTTTATATGCCTTGGATGCGGTTTTAGGGGGTAGTTTCGCCTCGCTCGCTTCAAAGGCTTGCTTCAACGATATTAACCTTTGCTTCAACGCTTGAAGCGTTTTAGGTTTGTTAATGTTTATAAATGCTAGGGTTTGCGCCATTTTTTGTGTGGGCGCTTCAAACGATGAGGCGAGCTTTTTTGACTGCCCTCAAAATAGGCTGATTGGCCCCCCCCCTTAGGGGGCCAGCCTCATTGGGTGAAGCGTTCAATGAAGCGATGAACCTTGCGTGGGTATCGAGGGCCGGGGGCTTGGCGAGCGGGCAAAGAAAAACCCCCGCTCGTTATGCGGGGGCTGGGGGCGAGGGAGGGCTAGGCGGCTTTCTTCATGCTTTCGGCTTCAGTCAGCGCGACTAAGTATAACCGGCAAAGCTTGGCTACCTCATCAATATCCGCGTGGATATTTTCGCTGTAGCCATCGCAAGCTTCAGACCAGACGCCGTCACAGTCCTCAGGCATTGCGCTTACAGCCGCGTGAAGCTTCCAGCGCTTGGCTAGTCCAGCCATATCGTGCAATTCCTTAACGTAAGCTGAAAAGCTTGGGTGTTCAATTAATAGGGCTTCGCGCTTTGCCTTTGCCCTAGCGAAAGCTTCGGCTGGATCAATTCCGGGCTTTACCTTGCCGTACAGCTTCCAGCCAAAGCCTATATTCTTGAGTATGACGCTATCGCTCATATAACGCTTTGCGCTGGTCGTGGTGTAGATAGTTCCAACTTCGGTTCCGTGTACTTTAAGCTTTGCCATGGTTTGCTCCGTTTGTGTGGTTTGTAAGTAGCACCGCCTTAAGCCCGCTACGGTTTTGACACCGTGCGGGCTTTTGGGGGGGGGAAAGAGGTTAGTTCTGTTGGTTCTTGATCTGATTGAGCGCGGCGAGCTTTGCTTTTTGTACCTGGCTTTCGCTCATTGTAGCGGCGTAATCGTGCACATATTCCATGGCCATATCGTGCTGGGTTTTGGTAGTGGCTGTTATCGCAAGCATTAGCGCTGTTGCGAGCGCGTCAATATCGTTTGTTATTGCGATGGTCATAAATAGCTCCTTGGTTTGCGTGGTTGATTAGAAAGAACGGGTAATGGGCTTTTGGACGATATCGTAGCCTAACATTTGGATCAGCTTGAGGGTCTGGACCGTCAAGGTCTTTGTTCCTGCGATCTGGGCAAAGCTTTGCGCTTTTTCGCAGACTGGGTAATGGGATTCTGTACCGTAGTTGGTGCGGGTCTGGATTGTGATGGACATGGTTTACTCCGTTTGCGTTGTTCTAGTGTCGCGCATTATTACTAGCGCGGGCCGGTTGTGCCTGTCAAGGGTGTTGCAAGGGTTTATTTTAAGGGCTAATTTCGGGCATGGAAACGGCGCAAGCGAGCCTGAAGGCGCAAGCGAGACCTCGCGGCATAGCGGGCGTCCCTCGTCCTTTGCCCCATCGCCGCCAGATAGGCGATTTAAAAGCGCATAAGAGCCTCAGGGCTGAGATCGTCGCGGCGTGCGAAGAGGACATGTGCCATCCCAACGGCCTTCGCGGCTGGCTGGCTGATATGGCGCAGGGCACGGTCTCGCAACAGGCTATTTTTGCGCAGCTTGTCGCCCGTGTCGTCGGGCCTGAGCCGATCAATGCCACACAGTCGGTCACGATCAACCTGGGTTGGTTGTCAGGTCGAGCGGTGTCAGGTAGCTCGCACACCGTCACGCTCGATCAGCCCGCACCCGCACACGAGGTCGAGACAGAGGAGGTAACGCCTTGAAATCATTGGGTTTTTCCATGCTGCGCTGCGTGGGTGCGAGCCGAAACGACCCCCCTACCCCCCCAAAACCGGCAGGGCGGGGGGCCTCGGTGCTGGTACCCCCTCCCCCCCATCGCCAATCCCGTTTTTATTTTTTTCATAAAAAGGCCTTCATCATGCGCCCTCTCATCCTCGCAGCGATCCTTGCCCCCTTCGCCGCTCACGCGACCACCATTCAGGTCTGCGACGGCGAGTTTGCTCTTTGCGCCGCAAGTCCAACGACTGCAATCCCAGGCCAGACCATCAACGTCAACGGCGTGACATTCCCTCTTGGCACTTCAGTCTGCCCCGTCTTAAAAGGCCCCGCCCTTGCCGACATGGACCTGATGAATCAGTCATGCGCCAACCCAGCCCCAGGCAAGGTTTGGTCGCTCTTCCAACCCCGCAAGCAATTCCCTCAAGCCCCAAGCTGGGCAACACAGCCCGCCGCGTTTAGGAAGTTCACCACCACCGCAACGCCAACTGGCGGCATGAGCAATATGTTCAGCTTCCCTTGCACGGTCAGGCCAAACAAAATCAACGGCACGAAGCTCGCCGATTGCTATGGCCCAATGAATGAAAGCCCAACGGGAGTAGCAGTCCCGCCAGGCACAGAAGTTATGACGCAAAGCCCTACAGGCGCGGCTAACCCTGTTGGTGGCCCGACGCCGTGAACTGGGGCGACATACTCAAGGCAATTATCCCTGTAGTCGTCGCGTCAATCGCGTGGCTGCTGGGCGAAGTGAACGGCATGGGCATCCGCATGACCAAAATAGAGGGTCAACTGCCTGTTTTGATTACGCCTCAAGGCATCCCGGCAGACAGCCCGATTTCGGCTGAAGCGCGGCACAAAATGAAGGAAGAAATATTTATGCAGATGAACGATCTGAACGTGCGTCTGCGGTTGATGGAAGAGCGGCAGAAGCAAAATAAATAGCAAAAGCACACCCAACAAAAGCATGGACATCAATGACTACATCCCGCGAAAAGTCTTCCTTCCGCTCCATACGCGCAAGAAGCGTTGGGCTGTTGTCATTGCTCACAGACGTTGCGGTAAGACCGTGGCGATGTGCGCTGACCTTGTCATTGGCGCAATGGAGAGCAGTCTTCCCAAGCCGCAGTTTGCCTATCTCGCCCCCTTCCGCGAGCAAGCCAAGAAAGTCGCGTGGAACTACCTCAAAGAACTCACCAAGCCGCTCCAAGCCAAGCCGCCAAACGAGTCAGAGCTAAAGATCACCATAAAGAACGGCTTCAACAACGAGTCTACGATCTACGTTGGCGGCGCAGACCTCCCAGATAATTACCGTGGTATGTACTTTGATGGCGTAGTGCTTGACGAAGTGGGCCACATACGCCCAAGCGCATGGTACTCGGTATTGAGGCCAGCGCTTTCGGACCGCAGAGGTTGGGCAATCTTCGCCGGTACGCCAAGTGGAAAGAACTTCTTCTGGCAGATGCGCGAAGAGGCGCGATTAAATCCTGACACGCACATGATGATGGAGTTGCCAGCATCAAAGACGGACATTTTGCATCCTGACGAGCTAAGAGATGCTCGCGCTCAGATGACGGAAGAGACTTACCTAACGGAATATGAGATCAGCTTTGACGCTGCCATCCCCGGCGCGTATTACGCAAAGCAAATCGGGCAGGCTTACGAAGAAGGCCGCGTCAAAACCTTCCCCACAGACCAAGAGTTCACCACAGACCTAGTGGCCGATCTTGGCTTTACTGACAGTTGCAGTTGGTGGGGCTGGCAGACAACGCCAGACGGCTACAGAATCACGGATTTTTATGAAAACGACAACCAGCCCATCGCCCACTACATCGACTGGGTTAAGTCACGCCCCTACAAGGTCGGCACGGTATGGCTACCACACGATGCCAAGGCAAAGAGCCTACAAACCGGCAAGTCAATCATTGAGCAGTTCCTAAAAGCTGGCATAACCCCGCGAATAGTCACGGAATTGTCGCTGCAAGACGGCATAGAGTCAGCGCGATTAATCCTGCCTAAGTGCTATTTTGACGAAACGCCTACTTATGACGGCGTAGAGCATCTCAGGGCCTATATGCGCGAGTGGGATGAGCGCACTCAGACCTACCGCAGTCGGCCAAAGCATGACCAGCACTCTCACGCCTCGGATGCGTTCAGGTATTTAGCCATTGCCGCGCAACCAGTTGCTAAACAGGCACCAAAAGGCGTAAAAAAGATCAAGCTGGCAATAGAAGGTGCAAACTACACGTTTGCCCTTGATGACATTTGGGACTGTCAGAACACTCAAGGTGGGCGGTTAGGCTAATGGAAAATCAAAACAGAATAGAATCAAACAGCGACTTTGCAAACACGCCCGCAGGCATGGCAAGTCGTTGGGATACGGAAATTACGGCATCCAAGAAAGAGCTAAAGAAATGGCACGATGACGCCATCAAGATCACGCGCAGATACTTAGACCGGCGCGACGACTTTGGCCGCGACGAAAGCCGCGTAAATCTATTTTGGTCGAGCATGAAGGTCTTGCTCAGTCTGCTCTACGCCCGCCCACCAAAGGCAAGCGTAGCGCGTTCGTTTCTAGACGCTGAAGACGACCAGGCCCGCGTTGCTGGCGTGATTATGCAGCGATTACTCAACAGGTCGTTTGACGACAACATCTCAAACTGGGATGGCTCAGTCAGGCAAGGCATTGAGGACTGGCTGATCGTCGGCATGGGGCAATGCTGGCTTAGATACGAAGTCGAGACAGTGCAAGAACCTATGCCACCGCAAATCGACCCCATGACCGGCATGGAAGTGGATACTGGCGAGACATTTGAGCGCATCGTCAACGAAGACGCACCGCTTGATTACATCTACTGGCAGGATTTCTTCTATTCCCCAGCTAGAACGTGGGACGAGGTCAGGTGGGTTGCGCGGCGCGTAGCGATGACCCGCGATCAGCTTATTGCACGCTTTGGCGAAGAGATTGGCAAGAGCGTTGCGTTGGGTACGCAGTCTGGCACATCGGATATGCGTCTAAACAACGAAGCGCCTAAGTACGATCCTTGGTCAAAAGCTGAAGTCTTCGAGATTTGGGATAAGACCAGTAAAAAGGTTTACTGGATGGCAAAAGGCTCTGACGTTATCCTCGACTACAAGGATGACCCGCTCAAACTTGACGGTTTCTTCCCATGCCCCAAGCCACTGGCGGCAAATCTGACTAGCAGCAACTTCCTGCCGCGCCCCGACTACATCTTCGCGCAAGATCAGTTTAACGAGCTCGACGAGATCAACACGCGCATCACCTGGTTGACACGCGCTGCCAAGGTTGTGGGCGTTTACGACAAAAACGCCGAGGGCATACAGCGTATGTTCAGCCAGGCGGCAGAAAACCAGCTTATCCCGGTGGACAACTGGGCCATGTTCTCTGAAGCCGGTGGCGTCAAGGGCAAGGTTGACTGGGTGCCAATTGAGCAAGTGGTCAACGCCATCGACCATCTGCGGCAATACCGCGCCGACAAAACGCAGCAAATCTACGAAGTGCTTGGCATCTCCGACATCATGCGCGGCTCAAGCAAGGCGTCTGAGACTGCTACCGCGCAGCAGATCAAGGCTCAGTTTGGCTCGACACGCATCCAGCTTAATCAGTTCTACATTGCCGAGTGGATTACGGGCCTGCTGCGTATTAAAGCCGAGATCATCTCAAAGCATTTCCAACCAGAAACCATTGCCACGCGATCAAACATTATGCGTACGGCTGACGCGCAGTATGCCGAGCAAGCCATCCAGCTTATCAAAGACGAAAACCTAGCTGAGTACCGCGTCAACGTCGAAGCTGACAGCATGGCTGCGATGGATTGGTCTGCCGAGCGCGACAGTGCCACG